CAATGGAGCGGCGAGAGTGTATACCAAGGAAATTATACCGATTCGATTCAAACCGTTGGTTCTATCTTTTGCGCTGAGTTTGGTTTGGACATTCCCCTCAATTCAGATTTGGACGCACCCGGTAAAATTTCCCCCACTACCTTGACCGTTACCGTTTCCGGAGCAAATAAGACAAATGAAAATCTAAATTGTAGTTTGTACATCGTCCCAGTGCTTGAAGGAACTTTCACAATAGAAGGAATCGGAAGAGCTCGCCAAGAAATCGGGGTTCTTACCTCAAAAGATATACTCGAAGCAAAGACCAAACCATATTTATCATATGAAGATGTCCAAGAAGTTAACGGCGGTGGTGACTTTTTAAGCGGTCTTAAAGAATTTTTCGGCAATGTTAATTCTTTTTTAAAAGATAATCGCGTTATTAGTTCCGTCATGTCAGCATTTCCAGTTACTGCACCATTTGCACCAATCGCCCGAAGGTTGGGATATGGAGAAGGTGAAGGCGAAGGCGAAGGCGTGATGGCTGGCGAGGGTGTATTGTTGGATGAATTCGGAGGCGCATATATGCCCCGCGGAAATCTTAAAAAAGATATGAAAAAAAGGGTTAGGATGTAAACAAATAATAAATAATTTATATATTTAATAAATAAATAAATTAATGTGGTTTTTGTATTTTTATTAATTGATATCATATTCTCTTTTGTATTTTTTCCATGCTTTCGACAATTCTTTTGAAGTTAAACCTGGGCTAATTTCCTTTATATCTTGCCTAAATTCATTATAACTAAAAGGTTTTTGCGTTTTACTGCTAAAATCTACAGAATAATATATATTTTTTGGGGGTGGTAGTCTTTTTAATGTCCTATTTTCTCGTATTATATCCGCGTCAATCCTTTCAATTTCAAATTGTTCGATATTTTCCGGTTCGATGTTCAGTGGTTCGGATGGTTGAACTATTTTAATATTTTCAATCAATTTATTAATATGCTTGTCAATATTTTCAACAAATTTTTTATATTCATCGGGTGGATTTTTTAATATATTTCGCTCGATAGTTTTATTATATTTTGAATCTGGAGGAATAAGGGCATCGGGAATTGGATTTAATTTTAACATATTCATTTTATTCAATGTGAACATCCCATCTATTGTTTTTAATTTATTATATAAATCTTTAATATTATCATGTAATACCTTTTTATTCTTTATTGTGTTTATTTGGTCAATAATTAAACATATTTCGACAAGGCTTTTTCTATCTATTGATAAAATTGTGCTTAAACGTGATTTCATTTCGTTTAATTGTCTTTTGATTTGTGCAATTGGTGGCGATTTTAATGTTTTTAATAATATCACGAAGGTGTCCATCTCCGAAACTAATTGATACAATAAAGATAAATCACCCTTTAAAATTTGCCCCAATGCTTCAATATGATTATAATTTTTTAATTTTCTTGAAGTTGCGTACATACGCTTACAACATTTTAATGGTGAATAAAATTTATCTGAGTAAAACAACTTTTCGACCTCTTCTTTAAGTGTTTCAATATTGTGTAAATCCTTGATCGACAAATTAATCGGCATATATCCGTTCGTAGAATCACCATATGACAACATCACAATATTCGTCACTTCTACAAATTTATTATTTATTAGCATTATAAGATCTATCTTAACAATAGTGTGATCTTTTAATGCTTCCGCCAATGTATATTTATTATTTCTAATATTAATATAACCGTTTAATATATCATTTTTTGACCATCTCAATATCCTTTTATTTCTAAAAAATTCGAAAATATAATCATAGACATGTGTTTGATATTTAAAATTTTTTGTGTTTAGGTCTGTTAATAAATATTTTAATACTTCATAATCGTATGTTGTTATATGTCCACGTTTAAAAAATGTATATATATCTTTTACTAAATTATCACTAATTGTATAATAACCATTTGATAGGGTGCCTATATCAATATTATAATATGGATCATATCCCGCTTTAAATTCACTAAAATAATGACTTCGCGGTAATGTCTTGATTATATTTTTTAATACTTTTATAAATTGTTGTATGACCGTTAATTCATCCGTATATTCATTAAACTCTTCTAATAAATCAATATCCCCCGCATATTTTTGCATCCTATAAATATAAGATCCAAAGGGTGTCGCGAGTCCTTTTTTCCAAAATGATATTAATTTTATCTTATCAACGACACTTTGTGGGTATGCTTCACGCGGTTTAATCTCGAGTAACTTATCCAAGTATGACGCCATATATATATATTATACATAATATATATTTATAATTTTCATTTAATAAATTTATGCAAGAAATCTCGGTCCGGCTGGGTATTGTCCCTTTTTTTGTGCTGCGTGCCATAGTTTGGCAACTTTTCCGATTGGATTCCCTGGTCCTGCATACATTTTAACAAATTTGTGATATTCACTTAATTTTGCAGATGGTGCCTTCTTTTTGGCTGCTGCCTTTTTCTTAGTGGGTGCTTTCTTTACTGCTATTTTTTTGACCACTTTTTTAACTACTTTCTTTTTTGCTGGTGCCTTTTTTGCTGGTTTCTTTTTTAGTGCTTTCAATTTTGTTAATCTTGATGGCATAGATTTATTATAAGCATTATAAGCAGTGCGTACAACTGACGCCGCCGCCTTTGGGTGTAATCTTAAATATTTTTTCTTATAATCTGCATACAATAAAGGTTCATTCCCTCCGACATAATCCATATAGTCAGCACTTCCAATGCCTTGACCGACCGCGACTTTTGCATGTAGTATTTCATTTATTCGTTGCCTTATCCTTTGATCTTCATAGTTTTCGTGTTGTATACGTCGTTGTATTGCGTCTTCACTCATGATTTATATATATTAGTATTATATATTTATTTATTTATTAATATATCCCTTAATTTTTTATTTATTTTTGAGTATTCTATATGTATTATAGATTTATTATGTTGGGATTTGTTGGACCTTGTATATGTTTTATTGCAAATATCACATGTTAAAATATCATTCCACTTTTTCGTATCCTTATTTTTATTAATATCTTTGTCTTTAGATTGTTCATATATTGCGCCTCCGATTGGTTTCATCATATATTTTATTTCATTTACATCATAGTTTGTGATGGCTTTCCCTTCTTTTAATCTATTTTGTATGTTTTTTATATCATTCATTATTAAATAAATTTAGTTATTATATTAATAGTACATATTTTTTATTTTATAATATTAATATATATATAATGCTAAACACTGAAACAGGGCGACCGATTGCCATGATAAATGGAGGGTTTAACGATGGAAAAGTGATATGTATAGATGAAACAAAAAAGGACGGAGCCGATGAAATTGAATTAACAAACGGTAAAATTAAGGCGTTGATGGATTTTAAAAATAGGGGTGTTTATTACATCGCCGGACCCTCTGGTTCTGGTAAAACATCATACGCGATAAATATAATAAAGGATTATTTAAAAATGTATCCCAATACTGATTTTTTTCTATTCAGCCGCACGAGTTACAAAAACGACCCCGCATTTAATGGAATGAAAATTAATCAAATACTACTAGATGAAAATTTGTTAGAGAATCCGATTGATATTGAAAATGAATTAACCGAACGATCAATATTATATTTTGATGATTGCAACACGGTGCAAAATAAAAAGATAAAAGAATATATTGAAAATTTAGCGGGCGATATTATGGAAGTCGGGCGAAAACTAAATATTACTATTATTATGACTAATCATTTAGTCATACCAAATGAAAGAAAGATCGCAAGAACAATTATGAATGAAGTGCAATACCTCACAGTGTTTCCAAAATCTGGGTCATCTCAACAAATAACATATGCATTAAAAACATATTTCGGATTTAATAAAACGCAAATTAATAAACTATTATCATTAAATAGTCGGTGGGTCACTATTATAAAAAGTTATCCGATAACCGTGATATATGAAAATGGAATATACATTTTATAAATATGTCATATAAATATATATGAAAAGTTTAAAAGAATTACAGGACACACCGTTAAGTAATTTTGATATTTTAAAAATGTTAAATGGTCAAGCTAAAATTATATTGTATCCAAATTTACACAAATATAAATCAATTGATGACATATTAAACCCATTCGGTAGTTGTATTATATTATTTGAAGCAAAACCAAAATATGGACATTGGTGCGCGTTATTTAAATTAGATAATGATACAATAGAATTTTTTAATCCATACGGCGGATATCCTGATGAATCACTAAGCCACATAAATGATATTTTTAGAATTATATCAAATCAATTTTATCCCTATTTGTCATCATTGATGTATAATTCTAAATATAATTTAACATATAATGAACATCAATTTCAAAAAAAAGATATGAATATAAAAACATGTGGACGTCATTGTGTGGTTAGATTAATATTAAAAGATTTATCACTTGATAACTATTATAATTTATTAAATAAAATGTGTAATAAATTGAATAAAAATTATGATGAATTAGTATCAATTTTAACAAATATATAATGTTATGTATATATATAAATGTCGATTTCAAATTTGTTCTATAAAAATGAATATGAATTATTTTCAAAAAAAGAAACTATTATCCATGACGGAATAGCCGGTGGAGTATTTACTAAAAATTTAAATCCATCGGGCACTGCTTCCGGTTTAAGTGTATACGATACAAATAATAATGTTGTTTTTCAATCTGGTTTTAACAATAATGAAAATATATCATATGTTTTCGCGACAAGTAACAAATCTTTAAAATTTGGTGTTACAAATCCATCAAATAACCCCATTGAAATATTTAGACTTGATGCCACAAACAATTCAATTGTTTATGCCCTTCCTATAAATATTATTTCACCAGGTTATGACGTTAAAAAATGGTCGATTAGTGGAACATCTAACACCACCGTTACCGGTTTGTCATTTACTCCAACAGTTGCCGGAACATATACATTATCAACAATGTCACAAGGTTACGCAACGGCAACAACTGGTAGTGTCAGCATTAGAAGAACAACCCGTTTTAAGTTTGATGGCGCAACGATTACAGGCAATAACGATCTCGAATTAATACAAAATAATGATGGTATATTGACTTTATCAACCCAAACATATTTAATAAGTGGGGCGACGATCGACATTCGACTATTTACAGAAACCGGACAAAGCATTGCATGGTCGGGAGTAACAACAATAACATATTAAATTATAAAATATTATTATGTATATCAATATATATAATAATGAGCATATCAAATTTATTAGTACAAAATAGTTATAATTTAATTATAAACGAGAGCACAACACAAACATCAACAGTAAATAATATGTCAATTGTTGATGCTCTAACCTTAAATTATGTTCCAACAGTTGACAACACGCAAACACAAATAATAGTCAGGAATTCAACATCCGGATTATTGGAAAGTCGCGACAATATGGTTGACACGGACAGTTCACAATTATTATTAAATAAGGAATTAACCGCCCCCATTATATCTAGTGTTATAAGTTCGGGGAATGTGGTGACGTTTCCAACTGTGACGGCTGATTTAATAGGGCGGGCAACTATTGATAAAGTTAGTAATAAATCTTTTTATGATGAATTTAATGACATCATACAATTTTCAGACGAAACAAAAAAAATTAAATTTAGATGCGGAGGAATGACAAACACAACGACGCGACTAGTTGGTTCACAAACAAGTAATATAGATGTAACATTGCCATCGATAGCCGGACAAATTGCCCTTCTTTCTGATATTCCTTCATTGGCGAATTATGTAGATTTAACAACAGCACAAAGTATATCAGGGGTTAAAACCTTTTCAACTGCTCCCATCATATCCTCTATAAGTAATATAGGGACAATAACAGTGCCAACAACTACCGGAACATTGGCTTTAACATCACAAATACCAACTAATGCGCAGTATGTAGACTTAACAACTAGCCAAAGCATAACAGGGGCTAAAACATTTTCAACTGCGCCGACTATATCCCAAATATTAAATGGTACCGGTACTTTGACTTTACCAGCTAATACAAACGCAACACTAGCAACAACTAACGATTTATTAGGAATGGTGACACAAACTGGATCACAAGT